AATGTTTCCAATAGAGTGATAATTTTTAAAAAGGGGGTGATGGGGTGGCAAGGAAACAAATGACAATAAAAAATGAAATAGTAAAACAGATGAAAACCTTAGGCATCTACAAGCCCGAATACAAAAACATCATCAATATATTTGCAGGAATGCTTAGTCAATATGAACATTTTGAAGAGCAGTTTATACTGCAAAATTACGAGGTTGAAGAAGAATACACAAACAAGGCTGGCGCTACCAACATGAGAAAAACGCCGCTGCTTTCTTGTATGGAAAAATTAAGAATGGACATAGCAACATATTCGAATATACTCTGTCTCAATCCAAAGTCCCTGGAAAATGTAACCGCAGAGAAAGCAAATAAATCAAAGCTGGCAAACATACTGAGCGAGATGAAATAATATGAAGTATAACAAATACAAAAATTATCCAATCGTAATGGACTATGTAAATAGCATAGTAAATGGGACAAAAGCGGCATGCAAAGAATTGAAACAGGCATGCAATAGATTCTTAAGTGACTTAGAAAATCCTGAATATGAATTCAGCTGCAAAGAAGCAGAATTCGTAATACAGATAATAGAAAAAACCTTTGTACACGACCAGGGCGAAAAATTAGATGGCACTCCTCTAAGAGGGGAGCCTTTTTTATTAGAACCATGGCAAAAGTTTATTGTATATAACCTGCTTGGATTCTTCATAAAAGGTACTTCGATAAGAAGATTCAAAGAAGCATTTATATTCATACCTAGAAAAAATGGAAAAACAAGATTCATAGGAGCTCTTTCGTGGGCGCTTGGGCTGCTCGGGAGAAAGTCCGGATCTAAAATATATATCGTAGGAGCGGCGCTGGAGCAATCCCTGCAGAGCTGGAACTTTATAAACTTCAATCTGGCGCAGATGGGAGAAAAGGATAACTTCAGGATCCTTGATAACAACCAGGAACATTCCATATCAGGAGACCTTGGAGACGGGTCAATATACATTAAGGCCCTGGCTGCCAATCCAGACAGGCAAGATTCATTAAACTGCAACGTTGGCATAGCCGATGAGGTCCATGCATATAAAAGCCCTAAGCAGTACAACATAATCAAAGAGGCCATGAAAGCCTACACAAATAAACTGATGGTAGGAATAACGACTGCCGGGGACAACATGAATACATTCTGTTATAACCGGCTTAAATACTGCCAGAAGATATTGGACAAAACAGCAACAGATGAATCCTACTTTGTATTCATCACAAAGGCGGATGAAGACGAAAAAGGCAACGTAGACTACACGAACCCGGTAGAACACGAGAAGGCCAATCCAAACTATGGTATTACCATAAGACCCGAAGATATGATCAGCGAATCCTACCAGGCTCAGAATGACCCTCAGCAGAGAAAAGACTTCTTATCCAAGGAATTGAATATATATACAGCAGCAATGAAAGCGTACTTTAACATAGATGAATTCAGAAACAGTGATAAAAAATACAACTGGACCTTAGAAGAGCTGACAAAATTGCCTATCGAGTGGTATGGCGGAGCCGACCTTTCAAAGCTGCACGACCTTACAGCTGCTGCGCTATACGGGACCTATCACAATGCCTACAAAGATGAAGATGGAAGCATGAGAGATATAGACATCATAATAACTCACGCATGGTTCCCGGTGGTTATGGCACACATCAAGGCGGAAGAAGACAATATACCGCTATTCGGATGGCTGGATGATGGACACCTTACAATGTGCAACACGCCTACAGTCAATTATTCCGATATAATCAATTGGTTTATAGACATGAGAAGTAAGGGATTCAATATAAAGCAAATAGGATTTGACCGGAAGTTTGGACAGGAATTCTATCTTGGAATAAAAAAAGCCAAGTTTAGAATCGTAGATGAACCTCAGCTTTATATAAATAAATCTCAAGGCTTCAGAAGAATTGAAAAGAAGGCCAAGGATGGGGACCTATATTATTTACATTCACAGGCCTACGAATATTGCTTACAAAACGTAAGAGCGATAGAAAAAACTGACGACATGATCCAATACGAAAAAGTAGATGGAGATGGAGGAACACAGAGAATCGACTTGTTCGATGCCAGTGTTTTCGCCGCAGTCAGAAAAATTAAAAGTCTTGAAAAGAGCGGAACTGCTAGCAAGTGGTTAGGAGGTGAGTAGAATAAAAATAATTAAAATTTTGAAAGAGAACATAATAGAGATTTTATATATCATAGGAATACTATGCATATCAACTGCGGGTTTTCTAACTGATATAAAAATGGGTTTTTTGTCTTTAGGGATTATGCTGGTAGCAGTTGCAACGCTGGCATTAAAAAAAGGAGTTTAGAAAAACATGGGAATACTTTTTAAAAGCACAAGAGCAGATCCAATAAGCAAAAGAGAATCTTCTGTAGGATGGCTCTTAAGTACAGACGCATACAACTCGCTGTGCATACCCGGCTATACAACACTTGCCAATAATCCGGAAATAAGAATAGCAGTCGGAAAAATTGCGGATCTCGTATCGTCTATGACAATACACCTGATGCAAAACACAGAAGAGGGAGACGTAAGAGTCAAAAACGCACTATCAAACAAAATCGACATAAACCCATACAGCCTGATGACAAGAAAAACGTGGATATATAACATAGTGTTCAACATGCTTCTTCCAGGAGAGGGAAATGCAGTAGTATATCCAATCGTAAAAGATGGGTTGATAGATGATCTAATTCCAATACCACCGGGCAAAGTAAATTTTATTCAAACCAATAATGGATATGCTGTAAAAATAGACAACAAAATATATAACCATGATGAAATATTGCATTTCCTTATCAATCCAAACCCGGAAAAGCCCTATATTGGGCAAGGTTATAAGGCAGTTATTAAAGATGTGGCCAACAGCCTGAAGCAAGCAGCAGCTACAAAGAAAAGCTTCATGGAGGGCAAGTACATGCCTTCGCTGATAATCAAAGTCGATGCAAATACGGCGGAGCTAAGTTCAGAAGAAGGCAGAGCAGGAGTATTCAACAAGTATCTGAAAAGCACACAGGCGGGAGAGCCCTGGATAGTCCCGGCAGAGATGATAGAAGTGGAGCAGGTAAAGCCTCTTACACTAAATGATATAGCCATAAACGATACTGTAGAAATAGACAAAAAGACAGTAGCTGGGATAATAGGCGTACCGGCATTCTTCCTGGGCGTAGGCAGCTACAACAAAGATGAATATAACAATTTTATCAACTCTACGATAATGCCAATAGCAAAAGGCATAGAGCAGGAGCTGACCAGAAAACTGCTTTACAGTGCTGACTTATATTTCAAATTCAATGGAAGATCCTTGTATGCATATGATCTAAAAGACATGGCAGACACAGGGTCTAATTTATTTGTACGAGGCATTATGACAGGTAATGAAGTTAGAGACTGGATAGGATTATCTCCTAAGGAAGGACTGACAGAGCTTACCATATTAGAAAACTATATACCGCTGGATAAGATAGGAGAGCAACTCAAGCTAAAAGGGAAAGGTGGTGAGAAGAATGAGTAGAAAAGAAAGATTAACCAGGAGCCTGGAGTCGGAACTAAAGACAAGGGCAGAGCAAGAAGGTGACATGACCATAGAAGGCTATTTCGCTGTATTCAATAAAGAGACGGAGCTATTCAGAGGAGCATTCGAGGAGATAGATTCAGGAGCATTTGATGCAACCCTGGGCAACGACATAAGGGCTCTTATAAATCACGATACAAGCCTCGTGCTTGGAAGAAATAAAGCTGGCACATTGCAGCTCAAAACCGATTCATACGGCCTCTGGGGCAGCATAAAGATTAATGGCAGCGACATGGACGCAGTCAATCTATATGAAAGAGTTAAGCGAGGAGACGTAGATCAATGCTCTTTCGGATTTGACATAGTATCAGAGGAGACAGAATTCAGAGACGATGGAACAATCAAGTGGAAAATAAAAGAGATAGACCTTCACGAAGTTTCGGTATGTACATTCCCTGCGTATGAAGATACGGGAGTACAAGCGAGGCATAGAGACATAGAGCAGTACAAGGCAAAAGAAATCGAAACAAGGAAGGCTAAAATACTAAGGAGGTTACAAGATGTTAAGACAGTTAATGATCGCTAAAAAAATCGAACAAAGAAAGGCTGGAGTATCTGACATTCTGGCAAAAATGGAGAAGCTGAGCACGAGAAGCGCAGAGCTCGAAACAGCCATTGCAGAAGCAAATACCGATGAAGAAATCAAAGTCGTAGAAGATGCAGCGGGCGAACTCGAAAAAGAGAAAGGCGAACTCGAGACAGAAAAGAGCAAGCTCGAAGGAGAAATAGCTGAGCTTGAGGGAGAACTTGAAGAAATAAGATCTAAAGAACCAACAAAGCAAAAAAGGGAAAATGAAAATCAAAACATTGATGAAAAAGGAGATGAAACGTTCATGAAAAGACAAGCATTCTTTGGAGGGTTAACAAGAGATAAGGCATCAGCATTCGTGGAAAGAGAAGACATGAAAGAGTTCCTGACAAGAACCAGAGCTCTGATATCAGAAAAAAGAGGAGTAACAGGAGGAGAACTTAATATTCCGGAAGTAGCACTTGAGCTTCTGAGAGACAACCTTCATCAATACTCTAAGCTTATAAAAAGAGTAAACCTGAAGCCGGTAAAAGGAAAGGCAAGACAAAACATAGCAGGAACTATTCCTGAAGCTATATGGACAGAAGCATGCGCAAAGCTCAATAGCCTGGATATCGTGTTCAATCAAATCGAGGTTGACGGATACAAGGTAGGCGGGTTCATCTCAGTATGCAATGCCACTCTTGAAGATTCAGACATCAACCTTGCTAATGAAATACTTACCATGCTTGCACAGTCTCTCGGACTTGGAGTAGACAAAGCGATCCTTTACGGTACAGGCACAAAAATGCCTGTAGGTATAGTTACAAGACTCGCAGAAACAGCGAAACCTGCATACTGGGGAACTAATGACCCTGCATGGACAGATCTTCATTCAAAGAACCTAATGGTAATAGATCCTACAGCTGCAACAGATCTTGAGTTCTACAAAGACCTTGTGCTTAAACTTGGAAAAGTAAAAGCCAATTACGCAAACGGAGGCAAATTCTGGGCAATGAGCGAGACCACATTTGCAGCACTTCAGGCAAAGGCGCTTACGATCAATGCAGCAGGAGCCATAGTATCAGGACAGAATCAGACAATGCCAATAGTAGGAGGAGAAGTAGACTTCCTTAACTTCATTCCAGATGGACACATCATAGGAGGATATGGATCACTATACCTTCTTGCAGAAAGAAGTGGAGCTCAGCTTGCACAATCAGAGCATACTCAGTTCATAGAAGACAATACAGTATTCAAAGGAACAGCAAGATATGACGGAAGACCAGTATTCGGAGAGGCCTTTGTAGCAATCAACATAAGCCAGGAAGCTCTGGCAGCTGCACCAGATCCAGATGATGTTACATTCCCGTCTGATGCCGCAAACGCATAGGAGACAAAAGATGAAAGTAAAGGTATTGAAAACATTTGCATTCAATAAAAACCTTTACACTGCCGGCAAAGAAGCAGAATTTCAAAAAGAAGAGGTGGAGCATATAAACTCCGCCTCTCATAAAATGCTGGTAAAGGTGATAGATGCGGACGATAATGGAGAGCCCGAAAAGGCATCCGATGATATTTTAACAGAACAATATCTTGAGAAGCTTACCAAAAAAAAACTTGTTGAAATAGCTAAAGAAAAAGGCATCCAGTTGGATGAAGCTATGACCAAGAAAGAAATGATAAAGGAGCTGATTTGATGGATACAGCTACCATACTGCAATTAGTAAAAGCACGACTCGGAATCACATCAAATATAAGAGACATATATCTGACGGCGATAATAGAAGGAGTCAAAAGAGAAATAATAGACGAACAAGGAATAATACTCGAATCCCAAAATCCGAGCCACCTCATGTTCGTTGTAGATATGGTTTCCTGGAGATATCAAAATAAAGATAGCCCAGGAGGAATGCCAAGACACTTGCAATTCAGACTTCACAATCTTATAATTCACAATTGAGGTGATTGAAATGTGGAACGAATCAGTAATATTAATAAAAAAACAAGAGGAATTAGACGCAGCCGGGGACATTGTAGAATCGGCAGAAGACATTGAGACAGAAATAATGTGCAAAGAAATTTCCGTAAGCCAGAGTGAATTCTACCAGTCAATGGCAACTGGATTCAAACCCGAAGTAAAGCTGGAAATTCATCGCTTCGAATACACCGGAGAAAAAAAAGCCAGATACAATGGAGCTATATTTGAAATAATAAGGACGTTTGCCCAAAAAAATGGAGAAACATTAGAAATAACATTAGGGAGTGATATAAATGGCATTACCTAGTTCGGTCAAGATAAAAAAAGACGGGATAGTCTATCTAAACAATGTGGATGCATGCAAATACACCATTAACGAGCTTATAAGAATGGCGCTGAGAGACTCAGGGAAACTTGTAACGAGCCGCACGAAGAAAACCGTGCCGGTTAAAACAGGAAGAATCAAGGAAAATATAGCTTATTGGGTAAGGACAAAGAAAGAACGTCCCGATCTTCAAGTCGGTGTGTATACATGGGGGACATCGTTAAAGAAAAACAAAAGAACAGCACGCCATGCACATTTGGTGGAGCTTGGAACCCAAAAAATGAAAGCCCGACCTTTTTTAAAGCCTACAACAGAAGCTCTAATCGAGGATATAGAAAGAATTCAGGCGCAGTACCTGACTGCGCTAAATGAAGAAAAACCCGAAATTGACAGCGAAGAAGATTATGAAGGGAGCGGCGAATAGATGAGCAGAACAGAAGATTTAAAAAAATTCTTAACAAGAGAACTAAAAACAATATGCGAAAATGTATGCTATCAACAGGCAAACGACGACATCCCGTTCCCGTATATAGTCTATGATTTATCGCATAAGCAGTACGAAGTAGGGAAAGGCTACTCGATAGAAATAAATATCTGGGATAGATCTACATCAACAAAAAATGTAGAAATGATAGCAGACGACACAGAATATCTGCTTGACGACACGATATACAACGAGAACACATTTACGGCAAGCATAGACCTGAACACAAGGAACACGGTTGAAGACAGCGATAAGCGCCTAAAAAGAAGAAGACTACTATTCGACATGTTATATTACGATTAAACAAGGAGGCACACATGGCAAAAAGATATACAGGATACACCGCACAGACAAAGCAGAACAGAATGACAGGCGCAGGAGCATATTATCTGAATTATGACCCGACCACAGACACCCCATCCACGGCGACAGCCAAGCTGATCGGCGCGACTAAGGGCGGCGGCTCCTTCATGGCCAAAGCGAATATAAGAACAATAGAGATTGATGGTATACCAGGTCGAGTAATGGGAATGGAAGAAATCGACTCCTGGGATGCTGAAATGACTGCGAACGTAATCGAGGTGACCGCAGAAACGATAGCGCTGGCACTTGGGGCAGCCAAGACAACAACCCCGGTTTCGCCGGCAAACTACACAAAAATAGAGGGCAAGAACACGATAGATCCTACCGACTATGAAGACAATGTTACATTCATAGGTACTGTATCAGGATTCGATACCCCGGTTATTATTCAGATATTCAACGCACTTTCAACCGACGGCCTATCAATCAACCCAAAAGACAAGGACGATGCGGTAATCCCTATGCGCTGGACTGGCCATTACGATGAGGACAGCCTGGACAATCCACCGTTCGCAATCTGGGTGCCTAAGACGGTATAAAAGGAGCATAATATGAGAAACATTTTACTGAAGGATGTAATGACATTCTCAAAGATAATGAAGCAGACAAACATCAAGTCGAGTCTGATTCCTATTATTGAGAATGTAAAAACAAAAAGCAATCAAAAGGCCGAAGACGGCAGCGTAATAACAGACAAAGACATAGAAAAAATAGGAATGGAAGTATTCTTTACGATAATCGAAGCTGCAGGAGATGCAGAGATATTAATATATAAACTGTTAGACGACATATTCGAGGGAGAAAAGTCAGTAAAAGACATGGAGATATCTGAAGTAATGAAGAATCTCACAGAGCTGGCCAAGCGAAATGATCTAATAAGTTTTTTCAAATCAGCAGGTCAATTAACGAGTTAGAAGTTATTGACCTGCTTTTTTCAAGGTATGGATCAGGAGCAACCTACTTTTTAGACATGGAGTTCCTGGACGCTGCACGTCAAGTTCAAAAAACCATGGAAATAAAGAGCGACGAAACACTTTACAACCGATGGATAATCGGAGGATATGACAAGGAGAAGAGTTTCCAGGAATTCAAGAATAGCCTTATTCAAATAACGCAGGATAGCAAGCGAGAGCCGGATGAGATTCTGTCATGGTTATTCGAAGAGCTTGGATAGCGGGAAAGGAGGCAATATGAATATATTTACGTTGATGGGAACCATTCTCGTTGACAATACAAAGGCAAACGAAAGCCTCGACAAGACCAGTAAAGAAGCCGATTCCATGATGGGCAAGTTAGGCAAAGGAATAGGCACGGTAGCCAAGGTCGGAGCCGCAGTCGGTGGAGCGGTGATAGCTGCCGGAAGTGCAATAACCGGTATGGCTATGGAAGCATCTCAAGCTACTGACCGAATAGATAAAATGTCAGCAAAAATAGGAGTATCAAAGCAAGCCTTCCAGGAATGGGACTACATCCTTGGGCAAAACGGAATGGATGTCGAGAAGCTGCAGGTCGGAGTAAAAACCCTCACCCAGCAGATGGACGCTGCCGGCAATGGGACAAAGGGCGCAATAGAGAATTTTGACCGTCTGGGAGTATCATGGCAGGACGGGTCCGGAAAGCTGAGAAGCCAGGAAGAAGTAATGACTGATGCCATTATGGCGCTGGCTGACATGGAAAATGGGACGGAAAAAGCAAGGTTGGCGACTGAGATGTTCGGAAAGGCCGGCATCGAGATGATGCCAATGCTGAACAATGGCGCCGCCGGAATTGAAGAATTGAAAAACAGAGCCCACGATCTTGGGCTTGTCCTCTCGGATGATGCGGTAAACGCTGGAGTTGTACTTGGCGATACCATGGATGACGTCAAGGATTCCTTCGGGATGGTAGTCACTTCAATCGGAGTCGAATTAATGCCGATGGTGCAGACATTCCTTGAATTTATTCTGGCCAACATGCCGCTGATCCAGACGGTGATACGTGGAGTTATGACGGTTTTTTCCGCCATAGTCGGTACTGCGGTAGATTTAATAACTGGACTCATGGACTGGATAAACAAACTGACTCAGGGCACAAGCGATTCAGGGCAGAGCATGGGCAAGACATGGGAAGCCGTCAAGGACGTCATGAAAAAAACGTTCGAAAATATAGAGGAGTTAATCGAAGCATTCGCAGCGATAGCCAAAGCGCTCTGGGATATGTTTGGAGACGACATATCCGCAGCAACTAAAGCCATCTGGGGAATAATAAGTGCCATATTTACAACGGCATTCAACACAATTAACAATCTACTGGATATTTTTACAGCACTATTCAAGGGCGACTGGGAAGGTCTATGGAATGCGGTTAAAAAGCTCGTATCGGACATATGGGACGGCATCACAAAAGCAATGAAAGCATGGCTGGAAGGCATGGTCAAGATAGTAGGGGACGTAGCTAAGGACATGTTTAAGGCCGGAAAAAAGGCAATGGATAACTTCTTCGAGGGCCTCAAAGAACCCTGGAAAAAAATCGAAAACTGGCTGAACGAAAAGCTGGGATGGGTAGACCGTCAATTCGGAAAAGCAGACACAATGGGCACGAAAGCGCAGGATTCAAAAGGCAAGACAGTAAATGGATCTCACGCGAATGGCCTGGAGTATGTTCCGTTCGATGGTTATATTGCAGAGCTGCATAAAGGAGAGCGGGTCCTGACCGCGGAAGAAACGAGAAGAAGAGACACAGAGAGCAGATCAGATACATTCAACATCACTATAGATGCAAAAAATGTAAAGGAATTTAATGACATAGTAGAGATGGCAAAAGAGCAGCGAAGACTACAAAGAATGGGAGAGGAGGCATCATGAAGGCATTAGTCCAGAGTAAACAATATCCACTGGTAGTAACAAGCCGTGGCGCATTCAATCTGAATAATATAGACTGGAGCAAGCTGGGCGGCAGGATTGAATGGGAAGAATCATATTCACGAAGCAGCATACGCCTCCTTTATCCGCCAAACGCCAATAGAGGTACTCAGATGCTATATTCGGTCAATTCCAAGTCAGACATCCCGGGGGTGCCAGTCGTAGAAGTTGAAAACTACTTCGACACATCAAATCCGCTAAACATAAGAATATCATCATCGTCAGACAGCTGGGAATCATTCCCCCTTAACACTTGGAAAATGTCAGACGATGCAATCACGCCATCTGATATATACGGCAGCT